TGGCGAACGGGTCGATGCCGTATCCGGCGCCGACGATCAGGGCGAGTGTCATGGTGGTGCGCATGGTGCTCCTTCGGGTGTGCAGCGTCGCGCTGCGGTGTTGCCCCGGGCACCGTCGCGGTGTCGGGGTGTCCGCCCAGGGGCGGAAGTCTGTGGGGTTAGCGAGCTCGGTTGATCTGCTCGCGCCGCGGCCGGCGCGTCAGGCCGTGCTCGTCGACGTGCTGCCGGATCGCAGCCTGCTGCGCCCGGAGCCGGGCCGCGGCGTCGCGCTTCGCCTGCGGGGTGATCGCGACAGCCTGGCGTGTGCGGGTGTCACGGATGGCGCGTTCCATGGCGCGCTGCTGCTGCGTCGCCGCATACCCTTCGGGATCGGGCTTCGTCGCGAACGTGCGTGACGCTCCCGGCACGAACCGGGACAGGGCGTGCCCGCAGTTCGGATGCCGGAAGCCCTTCGAGATGGCCTCACGCATCGTCGCCTTGATCGTCACGCGCACCGGACGGCCCGTCGTCGCGGACTCCAGCTCGACCGTGCCCGTCGAGCCGTCCAAGCTGAGCACCTGGCCCTCGTACGGCTGACACTGCGGTGCCGGCTTCGAATGCGACGACACCACCATCAGCGTGTGCCCGTGCTCGAGGGCCCGGGCGATGTGGGCTTCGCGCAGCTCCTCGTTCACCACACTGCGCGACAGCATCTCGACATAGCTGGTGAGCGACCAGTTACGGCCGCCGCGGTCCCGGAACCCGGTGATGCCCCGCTTCGTGAGGATGTCGAGGGCCTGCTGCGCCGCGTCCAGGCGCGTCCCGGTCGCACGCGGTGCACCGAGGATCCCACCGGTGTGCGGTGTGGTCCGTGGGACGTCCGGTGAACGTACCTGGATCTGCGCCAGCACCTGCCCGTACAGCCGATCCGCATTCGCCGGGAGCAGCTGTGTGGTGCGGGCGAGGGTAGACCAGGCGGATTGTGTGGCTGCGACAGTGCGGGGATTCCGGGGGCGGTCGCGACGCGGTGCGCTCCCGGCCACTGTCGCAGCCGTTCCCGTCGCGGCCACGCTTACCGCTCCGGGAGATTCGGGGGTGTTGTCGGCGTCCTCGTCGGCCGCCCGTTCTCCGAGGTCGGCCGCTGCCTGCACCGCGGCCTGCAGGAGCGGTGGCATGGCGGCCTGGAGGTGCCGGGCGAGTGCTTCGGCGGCCTGCCGGAACTCGGCCTGCCGCGAGGCCTGGACCTGTTGCCACTGGTCGGTGTCGATGCCGTCGGCGATGGCTTCGGCCAACAGTCGGAGGAGGGCGAGTTCGGCGTCGGTGTAGAGGGCGATGAGGTGGGCGGGGATGTTGCGTGCGTCCTCGGGGTCGAGTGCCACCGCCTACCTCCTCACTCGGGCGAGAGTGAGACCTTCGCCCACTTCCGTTGCGCCAGCCATGCGCCGATCGGCGTCCGATGACCTGCCACGACGCGCATCCCGTCCGAGCACTCCCACCGATGCCATCGGCTGTATCCGAACTGGTAGCGGCCGATCCGGAATCGGTAGTTGGGCACTCGAATGGTCTGGCTACTCATCGGTCGCGCCTTCCTCGGGTGTCTGCTCGCCCTCGGGCTTCTCGTTGTCGCCCTGGTCGACAGGGGCGGTGTCCGAGCCGAAGAATGGCGGTGTCTCCACCATGTTCGCCTCGTCGATCAACTCGACCTCGTCGTCGATCTGCTCCTCGGTCCAGTCCTGGTGCAGGTAGCGGACCTTGGTGCGCGTCGACGCAGACCGTCCCGTCTCCCATGCCTGCACGGTCTGAGCACGGGACAGGTCGGATTCCTGCGCGAACGGCGGCCAATCGACATCGAGCGGCTCGTGCAGCTCGACGCCGAGCTTCGGGAACTTCACCTTGTCGATACGCAGAGCCGCGGTCGTCAGATGCTGGATGGCGGTGCCGAAGTAGCGGGCCTTCCCTTCGGTCGTGATGACCGTCCACTCCTTCTTTCCGACCGCCTCCGTCGCAGTCTGGGCGACCTCGTCGGACATGCCGAATGAGACGGGGCTGTAGCCGGTGCGGCGCAGCACCTCCCGCACGAGGATCTCCCCCGCCTGGTCGTGCTCGAGCACGCGCATGGCCGGCTGGTACGGCTGGAAGATCGACTCCATATCGCCTTCCTTGGCCATCATCTGCCCGAGCTGCGTGAACATCTCCTGTTCCTCGGGCAGGAGCAGGCCGCTGCCGGGGCCGCGGTTCTGCAGGATCGATGCGGACGCGAAGACCTTCATCGCCGACAGCCGCACATCACGCATCAGCGACGAGTACACGCGGTCGATCTGGTGGTACAGCGGAATGATGTCGGGGGCGATGTCGGAGCCGCCGAGGTTGCACAGCTTCGGGTCGTTGTCCCACTCGGGATTGGGCAGCTTGTTCGGCACATAGTCGACGGCCAGCATGTCGGGAATGCCGAGGTCGACATACGAGAAGCCGTCCGAGCCAAGCTGGACCGGGATGTCCTCGGTGGCTTCGTGCGCCTTCAACGTCTCCAGGCGCCCGAGGTTGTCAGCGGTGCCCTTGTAGAGCTCGTGGACGATGCGGCCCATCTCGTAGCGTTCGAGGTGCCGCCACACGACGCGGTCATCGTCCGATTCGAGCTCGGTGAAGAACGTGACCGCCCGAAGTCGACCTCGCGACCATGTCGGGATCGCACAGTCAGGGGCGATCCACTCGATCCACGTGCCCTGCTGGATCTTGTCATCCCACGCGACGCGCCCGTACACACCGGTGAGCGCTGATGCCTTCTCACCGGCCGTGTACAGCCCGGAGTGGAAGCGTGGGACGTTGTACAGGTCATCGACACGGACCTGGACGTCATCGGCTTCGTCGTCGGCGGCGAGGATGGTCGGGGGCTTTGAGAACAGGCAGGCCGCGGACAGCTGTGCGATGTCGGCGGCGATCGGTGCGTGCAGGCGGCGCGGGGCTTCGCCTGTGCCGGTGTTGTTCTTGCCCCAGAATGCGTCCCACGCGGCCCGGAACCCGCGCTGGGGTTGTCCGGACGGTGAGGTGCGGCCTGTGGCGCCGTAGAACGTGTCGAGCTTCTCGGGGTTGCCTTCCCACCAGACGCGGCATTCGTCGACTCGGGCGGTGACCTTCGCCAGTTCTGGGGGCGGCCATGCAACGCCGGGTCGGATGCTGCTCACGCGGCGGCCTCACTCTCTTCGGTTCGATCGTCGGTCGGTCGTGCGGTGTGCACATTCGGCAGATAGGGCTGCCAGAACGGGCGGGATGTCGCTACGGCGTAGCGCAGCGCGTCGACGGCGTGGTCGTTCTCCTTGATCGGCGCGTCTTCGCCTCGCTCGGTGGCCTTGCGGTCCCACACGTATCCGGGGATTTCCTCGAGCAGGTTGGTGCACGAGGAGTGGATCAGCAGTTGTTGTGTGGACAGCAGGGACGCGACGGTTGCGATGCCGGGCGTCACTTTGTTCGCGGCGTTGGAGAAGTTGTGCCATCCGCTTCGGTCGAGTTGGTACTTGAAGCCGGCTGCGGCCGGGTCGACGAACAGGTAGTCGGGCATTCCGTGCTCATTGACGAAAGCTCGGAGGGAGTGTTCGCGGTCTGCGGTGGTGCCTTGTCCTGGCGCCCATTCGGTGATGGCGTAGAGGCGGTTGTCTTCGCCGAGGCCGATGAGGATGCCGCGGGTGGCGTTGGTGTCGCCGTAGTCGATGCCGAGGGCGAGGAGTTGCTGCATCTCGGGGAGGGTGTCGACGACGTGCACAGCGGGGTCGAACATGTCGTAGATGACGCCGTCGGCCATGGTCCACAGACCCTTGATGTACCGGTCGTTCCACAGGCCTGTGTACTGCCTATTGAGCGATTCGATGTACCCCTCGGGTAGGTGCTCACGGTTGTCTTCGAGTCCGAAGTGGTATATCCGGTGGCCCATCTCCTCGGCCCGGTCGATGTAATCGGTCTTGAGGAAGTGACGCGGGCCGTCCGGGTTTGTGGTGCCGCCCATCCAGGCGTCCGGAACTGAGTGGCGGGAGACGAGCATCGAGATGAACTCCTCGGCCATGAGGGTCATCTCGTCGCAGTACGACCGTTTGATGGTCATGCCTCGGATGACGTTCTCTGCGCGCACGTCGGAGGCGCCGATGACGTGGACGGTTTCGCCGAGGATGTTCGCTGTCGGGGCTCCGCGGTTGTAGTGCACGTGGCCGGCGAGGCTCCCGAACAGGCCCGGGTCCATCAGGGGTGCGATGACGTTGCGGTAGGCGGTGTCTCGGGTGCGGGAGATCAGGACGTTCTCGCCGGTGCTGGGTGCGTCGGCGAGTTTGATCTCGAACTTGACGAGGGAGCCGATGGTCTTCCCGGAGCGGACGGCGCCGTGCCACAGGTTGATCTGCGAGCGGGATGCGTCGGCGTTGGCCGTAGCGATCGAGTAGGCCTGCTTGCGGGAGATCGACAGCTCATCGAGAATCCCCACTCTCGCCGGCCTCCTCGATCTCATCCTGGACGGCGGCGATGAGCTTGGCCTCAAGTTGGCCGAGCATCGACTTCGCGTCGTCGTGTTCGGTGGTGTGGTCGGTGAGCTTGTCGATGTTCACGGCCATGCTCGCGCGGGCGTTGGCATGCTCACGGAGGTCGCGGGCGGGGATGAAGTCGAGACCGGTGACGTACTCGGCGCCGCCTTCGCCGCGGCGGAGTGTCATCCATTCGCCGCGCTTGTGGTGTACGTCGAGGGCGCGTTTCTGCTCGAACTCGAGGAGCTCCAGTTCGCGTTCGGCTGCTTCGGCTCGTCGCTCCCGGGCGTTGAGGACCTTCACTGCCGTCGCCTCAGCAGTGCGCTCCGTCCCGAACGTCAGCTCGAGCTTCTTCGCCCACCGACCGATCGTGACCTTCGGCCGATCCATCCTCTCGGCGATCGCACGCAACGACAGGCCCTGCTCATGCAGTTCACGAAGGCGCCGGCTGTCCTCATCGGTCCACGCGGCCATGAGCCACTACACGCACACGAAGGCCGAGACTGGGACGTCCCATCGGGTGGTCCATTCGATCCCTCCTTCGGAAGTTGACGCCCCGCGCTCCCAGGTAGCGAAACCGGACGCGGGGCGGGTCCATCCGAGCGGCGCGAGGGGGTCGGCACTCGAGGATGGACGACTGGGGGTGTCTGGAAACGACGAAGCGCGAGGCCCCTGTGGGGAATCCTCGCGCCTACGGCGGCAGCCTAACAGATGGCCGGGGATAACGGTGATACCTGGTTATACGTCGTGATGTCTCGTTATGCGCTGACCTTCTCGCGTTGGCGGGTTGCCGTAGCGCAGTGAGCGTCCAGGACGTCACCGAGACGATAGATCGGAATCCCGTCGTACTCGCGAACGGGAGTGATGCGCCCAGTCCTGCGGAGGCTCTTGACGCGCTCGCGGGTGAGCTTGGCGTACTCGGGGCCGAGCTCCTTTGCGGCGAGGGCGATGCCGGAGGCGTTGAGTTCGGTGTCGCGGGCGGCGTCGATGGAGCCGTAGCGCCACATCTCGGGTTCGCCGGACATGCGGGCTGCTCGGCGTGCGGATCGGATGATGCGGCGGAAGGCGTGGGGGGCTTCGTCGGCGCCGGGGGTCATGGCGAGCGAGATGATGTGCTTGCGGAGCCAGTCGGCCATTCCGATTGTGCTGGCGGGCCCTTCGTAGCGCTGGCGGCGGTGTTCGCACACGTGGTTGGCCCAGGTCCACAGTTCGTTGTCGAGGTAGTTCGCGGCGTCGTGGGCGCTGGTGTCGTACGGGATGCGTGCGGCCGGGCTCGAGCTGACTCGGGGCTCGTACGAGATGCGCTGCGGGAAGCCGTCACAGAGGACGCCGGCGAGTGCGTCGACGACGTCGGGGATCTGGGCGAGGAGTGCGAGGAGGTCGGCCTGTCCGGCTGTGTCGAGGTAGTAGCCGTTCACTGTCCACCTGCCGGGGCCGCGTAGGTGCCACGCTCCGGAGACGGCCGGTACATGCTCGGGTCCGCCTGCGCCGTCATCCGCACCTCCATCAGTTCGGCCCGCAGCTTCTCGTTCGCCTTGTGTGCCTGGCGGGCGGCTTCGGCGGCTTGGCCGAGTTCGTGCTCGAGGGCGTCGATTCGGGCGTTGGCTTCTTCGATGTCGGTGTAGGCGGCGGGCATCTGAGCGTCCTTTCTCGCGGTGGTGGGTGTGGGTCCGGCCCCGTGCACGGGAAGCTGTGCACGGGGCCGGGGTCTCAGGTGGCGGCGAGGATGAGTGCCAGGGTGCCGATGAGGAGCGCCCAGATCAGGAGTGCGGGTGGGAGGGCGAAGAGGGTGCCGCGGACGGGTTCGTCGAGTGGCCGGGTCATTGGGTCTCCCAGGTGTGGGTGTGGGTGGGGGTGTGGGTGGCCGGCACGTCGTGGCTGGCGGTGAGGATGGCGGCGAGGGTGTAGAGCGCGGCGAGTGCGGCGGACACCTTCAGCCGGGTCACGAGGTGCCGTCCAGGGCTGCCCGGATCTCGTCTGTCGTCGCCCGCCAGTACGGGAGCCACTCACCGTCCTCGTCCTGCACAAGCTTCCGCACGCGGTCGAGGGCTGCCTCGGCGGCCTCTGCGCGGCGGCGTTCGATCACGAGGTCGCCGCGCTGCCGCTCGATCTCGCACTCGGCGTCATCGAGCGCGTCGAGGACGGCCGGGAAGTGCGTCATCGCATAGGTGTTCCGCTTGTGGATTGCCTGGGCGTCGAAACTGTCCGCGGTCGCGGTGCGCTTGATCTCGTCCGTGAGGGCGTGGTATTCGCCTGCCCAGTCGCGGGCGCTCACGAGTCACCGTCCAAAGCTCGGCGAATGGCGGCGGCCCAACATGCGGGGCACTCGGGTTCGCCGCACACAGCGGCTGGGCCGTTGTGTTCGTATTCGGTGCCGTCGTCGGATGCGTAGGTCAACTCGCGGACGCGGGTGATCGCGGCCTCGAGGTCTGCGATGTGCTTATCGCGCTCGGATGCGGTCGGGTACTTGATCACGACTGCCCCTCCGTCCGGTCGGCGAACCCGAGGGCAGGCGTGGGCCATGCCATTGCTTCGTGGGTTATCCGATGGCATGGGCTCATGACTGCACCGCCTTGCGAAGCTCCGTGAACGGCCCCAGGCAATCCGTCCGCAGATTCGTCTCCATGTCGCTGCCGTCGTCGTAGAGCGGACGCCAACCCGATCCGTCCTCGAGGCGTCGCACGACGTCTCCGGTGCAGTCGAGCACCCGGTCGACGTCGGCGGGGATGTCGGCGCGCTTGCTCCACTGCCGTGTTCCGGGCTCGTATGCGCGGTCGCGGTTGGGGTTGAGGAGGTAGGCCGCCATCGAGTTCGGCGGAATCCGCTTCATGGGAGCGGACCGTTCGGCGACGTCGAACCGCTCGAGGATTGCGTCGGCCGCGGCGGTCAGGTCGTCGCTGTCGGGGTCGTCTGCGAGACCGGCCTCGTACATCAGGCCAGCGAGTTCGTCTCGGATGCTCACCGCTTCCCCCCGATCGCGTCGATGAGATGGGTAGCCATCTGCGCGGCCTGCTCGACGGTGTAGGTGATAGTCAGGATTTCGAAGGGTTGTCCGTCATCGCCGATCGCGAGGACTCGGCCCGTGACGTGGCCTCCGTTGCTCGCCCATTCGATGCCCATGGGACCGCCGTTCGCCTCGGGGCGTTCGACGACGGCGTACCGGGCGAGGATCGCGTCGGCGATGGCGCGGGCCTTACCGAGTGATTCGTTCGTGTGCATCCGCGGTGCGGAGATAATGCGGGTGAGTTCGTCTCGGATGCTCATGCCGCACCGCCGTAGTACTTCGCCCAGACGCGGTCGAACAGGTCGCGGTCGGCTTCGGTGTAGGCGTTCACCTGGCGGATCTGCCCCGACTTCGTTTCGAGCGGGTACTGCTTCGGGTCCTCGCCGTGCTCGAGTTGGTACATCGCCTTGAGTCGCTTACCGAACACGGGCGAGACGGACTTGACCTCGTCGCGCGTCAGACCCTTCTCCTCGAGGTAGGTCTGCGCGTAGAGCGGCGTCGTCGCGGGGTCGAGCTCCGGCGCCTCGCCGAGCGCGCGGGCCAGGACGAGCCGGGCCTTCGCTTCGAGGTGGCGCGGGTCGATGAGCCCTTGGGCGAGCTGCATGAGCTCCATCTGCCGCTTGGAGACGTCGAGTGCGTTGGTGAGCTTCTCCTCGACGACCTCGGCCTGCCGGGTGCGGATCGCGAAGTACGCCTGCGCGGAGGCAATGGCGGGCTTGCGGGGGTCGCCGTTCATGACGACCAGGTACGCGCCGAATCGGGACAGTTCGAAGTCCTCTTGCCGGACCGTGCCACCCTGGGGTCGCTGCACCAGCTTGTCGGCGCCGACAACGTGGCTGGTCACGGCCTCGCCGGAGTTCTGCAGCGAGAGCTTCGCGCGGTCGATTGCTGCTGCGAAGTTGCGCCAGGTCTCGTACTCGACGACCTGGCAGAGGTCGCGGGCGGACCAAAATTCGGAACCGTCGGGCCGGGTCTGGCGGATTCGATCGAATGGTGACGCGGACTCGTGTCCGGTAACCTCGGGAACTGACATCGAGATTTCTCCTCGGTGTTCGTGCCCCGCGGTGTTGACGCACCGGCGGGGCTTTTTCGTGGTCAGGGCTTCACACTACGCGAATGACTAACGACTTGCATGTCGCTAGTCGCGTGTCCAGGCATGTTTTTCTCGGCCTCCGCCTTCAGGTACAGATCCCGCAGACTCGGGCGCTTCTCCGGCGCCGGAGCGTGCCCACAGACGGCCGTGTCGACGTAACCGTCCTCGTCGCACAGGGAGCACTCCGCGATCGCCCTGGCGCGATCCTCGGCCCGGAGCCGGGCCTCCGCGGAGCGAGTCCGGGCAGCGGCATCGGCCTTCCGTGTCTGCCACTCGCCGACCGCACGCCGGGCGTCGCCGCAGGCGCGGCACGGCGCGTCCGTCCCTCCCGGATGCTGAGGGCAGTGGGGGGCGGGTTCGCCGGCCTCGTGCGTGTACGCGTGCGCGCGCCCGCGACCTCCCAAATCTCCATCTGCAGAACAAGAGCTTTCCCCTTCCCCTACCCCTACCCCGCGGGGTTCGCGAACCCTTCCCGAAGGGTTCAAGGGTTCGCGAAGGGTTCCGGAAGGGTTCGGAACGTCGTCCGGAATGGTTCCCGAAGGGTTCGGAAAAAGGCGGTCCGCAACCGCATCGGCATCCTTACGACGAAGCCCCCGCAACTCCCCCGCAAGCACCTCACGAAGCTTCGGCGAATCCACCAACTCCGCACACTTGAGCGCATTCTTGAACACATTCGGCTGCTTGACGACACCGTCGCCACGAATGAACGACCGGATCAGCAACTCCTCCGTGTCCTCGTCGACGAACACGAACCGTGCCTCCTCGAGCTGGCGCAACGCATCACGCACATCGTCGACGCTCATCGAGTCGCAGTACTTGGCCCACCGCGACTCCATCAGCGGCAGCACGCCGGCGTTGTTCACGTCCTTCTGGCCGAACAGCACCATGTACATGCGTTGCGCTCTCTCACTGAGTGCTCGGAACGCCTTGTTCGACCAGATTCCGAAGTCGATCCGGCCATGACTACGGGCCATCAGGCGGCCCTCCTTTCGAGCTGTTCGAGCGGGATACGGCGCCCGCTCATCGGGCACGTATTCCATGCCTTGTCGTCGTGCCGGGTGACACGCCCGGTGTGCTCGGAGGCGTGGACCTTCCGCCGGCACACCGGGCACTCGGTCACCACAACGTCATCTCCTCGACCTTGGCGACGACGGGCGTGAAGAGGCATGCAACGGCGGCGGCCTCGTCTGCGGCGTGGATCGACATGCGAGCACGGCGGGCTATGGCGCGGCGGTCCTCGGGAAGGGACGTCGCCCAGTCGCGGAGCTGCTGCCACGTGATCGTGGCGACATGCTCAGGCGCCCGGATGCCGCGTTCGCTCATGTAGTCACCGGCGGCTGTCATGGCGATCCCCCACCTGTACGTCTTGCGCCACAGGCCGGCAGCGCGCCACTGCTCATCCTTCGGGCTGCCGCCGCCCTGCGTGTCTCGGATCTGCGCGGACCAGTAGCCAGGCTCATCGGCCAATCCGAGGATCTGCCGATCGTGGAGCTCTGCGAGGAGCCGGAGCTGGTCGGGCGTCACGTCGCGTCCTCCCACGACCCCGACGGGCCATAGTCACTCTCGTCCAGATCCCACTCCTGCCCCGTCAACCAGTTGCGCACATGGTCGTGCCCGCAACGGGTGCAGCGGCTCAGAATCAGCCGATAGGGCCAGTTCGGGATTTCGACCGTCCCTTCCGCCGTGACCCGTTCGGCACGGACCCCGCAATGCCAGCAGAGCTCCGGCGGAACGACTTCCGAGGTGCCGTCCATGTTGACCTGACACATGAACGGTTCCGATTCGAACGCTCCCCATTCGACGGGATGCCCGTCCCACGCGACAGGAAGGCGGCGGGTCGCCGCGGTCACGTCTGGTCTCCGATCTTGCGTTCGAGGGTGGTGGCGACGTCGTCGTAGGTGTGGGCGAGGTAGTCGCCGCCTGCATCTCGGGTGACTGCGGCGAGGTTCCGCAGGTGTTGCGCGTAGTCGCGGATGCTGTCGATGATGGCGCGCATTTCGTCGATTTCTCGGACGGCTTTGGCGATGCCGGTTTCGAGGTGCTCGGTGTGGTCGCGGTGCAAGGGGTGGCCGTGTTGGGCGCGGGCACGGTCCCAAGCGCCGCTCACCGTGGCTCCTCGGGTGTGGTCCATGCGGTTTCGGTGACAGTGCGGCAGACAACCTCCGCATTCGGGTTGGCATTCAGGACGTGCTCGACGTCGTGGAGCACGGCGACCCATTCGCGGGCGTGCTCCTCGTCGCGGGCCTTGTCGACCTTGATCCCGAAGTGCTGGGTCGGCCGGCGCACACCCCACTCGGTGCGGGTCTCGGCGTCCGCGCCGACCTTGCGCCAGCCCTGGCTGAGGAGGTAGTCGGCTGCATCCTCGGCGGCGATCAGGCCGATATCGAAGATCGCGTCCGACAGGTCGGTGGTCAGGTCGTCTCGGTCACTCATGGTCGCTCCACTCGTAGAGGGTTTGTGAGGCGCGGTCGATGGTCCAGGCGGTGATGGTGAGCCATCCGGCGAGGCAGAGGCCGGTTACGCCGAGGAGGCGGACAGTGGGCTTCACGGCCGGGCCTCCCCGTTCGCGATCTCGAGCAGCACATCGGCATGGCACGGCTGATCGAGCGGGCACCAGCACGCGAGGTCGCGGCCCGCGAGTTCGGCGCGGACTTCTTCGCGCCAACCTTCGCCCCAGAATGTGCGGGCAGACAGGCGGAACATCGCTGTCGCGGACTCGGCGTCGTACGTATCGCCACCAGTGCCCGGGATCTCGCCGCCGACTCGATACGGGTTACCGAACACGCCCGGCCGGCCGACATATACGGCACCTTCTGGCATCCGCCAGCCCTTGGTGCGCTGGCGTTGGATTCGCTTCGGCATCAGGCCTCCTGGTAGGTCAGGACGACGCGGGCACCGTCGACATCCGTGAACCGCACGACGTAGCCGTCCATCGTCTCGGCGATCGTCGCGAGAGTTCCGGTCTCGCGCAGGCGATCGCAGCGCCGCCGAACCGCCTCGGCGGCCGTGCCGGACTGCATCGCCGTCGTCGACGTCGTGCGCGTGACCGTCAGCCGGTGCGGCCCCGTGGCACCCGGGGGTGCGGCCACGACGACCGCGCTCCCCCGGGCGTCGCGCTTCCACTCGTGCGCCGGGTCCGCGCCCGGATCCCCGCCCGCGTACTCGCTCATGCCGGAACCCCCTCGTCGGCGAGGTACCGCACGGCGGCCTCGTCCAGCTCGACGATGTCCTCGACGGTGGTGTGCAACCTTCCGACGGCGTTGAGCTTGTCGGGGCGGTAGCCGGACCAGTGCATGTCGCCAGCGGTGACGACCGGGACGGACCGGTAGCCGAGGAGCGCGACGGTCTGCGCGGCCGCCGGGTCCTGGTCGACGAACAGCTCGACGAACGGTGTGCCCTGGCGCTCGAGGTG